TTCCTGCAGTTGCTTGTAGTCGGCGAGATCAAGCTCCTCGATTACAGGCGGGGCCACTTCGCAGAGGTTGGCGAACAGCCGGATTTCCTTTTCTGCGCTGCTGGACATCCCTTTGTCGGCGGCCAACTGGTCCTTGACCTTTGGGCGGCGCATGGTGAGCGTCTTGGTCTTTTCTCCATTCAGGTCCACGGGGTGTTTCAGGGTTACGGTATTCATCGTCTTTCTCCAGCGCGGGGCTGGGTGGGCCAGCCCCGCGACACATAGGGTTTATTTACAGGCCAAGGCTGGCGCGGGTAGCGGCCAACTGGTCGATGCCGCCGATGACCCGGATCATCCCGGCCACATCGATCTCGTGCAGCACCTCGCCGGTGTGGGTCAGCTTGTAATAGCCCAGGGACATGGAGGCCTTGAGGGTGGCCTTGTCGCCCGGCTTCCAGCTGCCGAAGTCGATCTCGCGCACCTTGCCGCGCAGATTGACCACCACGGCTGCGGAGGTGCCGTCTTCGCTTTCGATGTGGCCCCGCATGGTGAGCGGGGTGATGCGGCCAGGAGAAAGACCGAAGAGCTTGAGCACGTCTTTGTCGAATGCAGTCAGGGTGAACTCGCATTCAAGCTTCTCCATGCCCATGTCTATCTCCATGGGGGCATCCATGCCGCCGCCCCGGAACTCCTCGGTCTTGAGGGCCAGCTTGGGCAGGGAAACCTCTTCGACGTTTCCGGCGTAGCCCCGGCCATCAACGAACAGGGACATATTTTTCAGGATCTGGTCCAGCATCAGATTACCTCCTCAAAGTAGTCGTTCACCAGGCGGGAGCGGAATGTCACATGCTCCGCAGGGGTGGGCGGGGTGAAATCAAAATCGAAATAGACCTTGCCAGCCGCCAGCGCCAGTGGGGTGTTGAGGTCCGGGTCAGCCCAACACTTACCGCCCAGGATCGCACCAATGGCGGTAAGGTGAGCCAGGTAGCCGTTGACGCCTTCCACCACATCCTCCAGGTAGGTCTTGGTGATGTTGCGGTCCACGGCCCAAAGGTGGGCGCGGAGCAGGGACTCGTTGATCATGTCGGCGGTGCGGACCACGGAAAGGAAGGCCCACTTGGCATCCATGGACAGGGTGCGGTTACCCCAAAGCCGGAAGCCGTTTTGCCGGATGATGGTGGCNACCTTGGCCTCGTTGAGCAGGTTGGCGCGGGCNTTGGCGTCGCCCAGGGCGAAATCAACAGCCCTGGTGGTACCGATGATGCCGTACATCTCCCGGTTGGAGGGAGACCACCAGAATCCGCGCTCGGCATCGGACTTGGCAATCATCCCGGCCACTCGGGCAGAGGCGGGATCGATGACAATAGCGCCGGTGGAGTCGAGCCGCTTGACCCCAGGGTCAACCAGGTACACCCGTTTGTTGCCGAAATCACCCGCATAGGTGATGGCCTCGGCATCGTTGGTATCCGGGCCGTCTGCGATAATAACCGCCCGCAGCCGGTCGGCGATGCCAAGCAGTTCGGAGACAACCGGGTTGGCCAGATAGGTGCCTGGAACAAGCGGGTCTTCCGGGCGCTCGCCAGTGAAGCCGGGGGCGCAGAGAATGCGGGGAGCAACGCCAACCGCCGTCTCTGCGGCAAGAAAGGCCTGGATGCCGGAATAAGCCCCGGTATCAACATCCACGCCGCCGATGATGTTGGCGCGGGTGGCTGCGGCGTCAAGACCCTGCTCAACCCGGACCACGACCACCACGGCCCCGGCCTGGTCAAAAATGGCATCCATGGCATCCGGCAGGGTGCCGAGGCCGGTGCCGATGGTATCAAGCCCCGCTGCTTCCAGCCTGGACCCGGCAACAAGCACCGGAGTGTTGAGGGGGAATTTGGCAGCATCGGCGCTCGGGGCGGTGCCGATCAGCCCGATAACACTGGAGCGAACGGTTTGAATCGGGCGCGGGCCGTTGTCTATCTCAACAACCTCGACGCCGTGCAAAAATGTCTCGGGCATGGTTTATTTCTCCTTCTTCGCTGGGGTTTTATCCTTGTTTTTTTGCTCGCCATCGTCCNGNGTGAGCTTGCCGGACAACAGNAGATANCTGGCCTGGCGTTCGGTCATCGTGACAGTGCTTCCCGTCTTGGCCGTGGTTCCATCCGGCAGGGCAAACGGCTTTAAGACTTTGTATTTTGGCATGCGAACTCCTCCTTGCTGGTTAAAACACTTTCCCGGTGTGCTCATTATCCGGTGCGCCGCTGGTTGTCTCCACCACGGCGTTGGCGACAATCTCATCGATGATGCCCTGACAGAGCGCCTCAAGCACCTGGCGTCGATACGCCATGGCAGCCCCGGCATCCGAGCCCTGTACCAAATCAACCGCAGCCAGCCGGTTCTCAACAAAGGTGGCCATTGACTCCTTGGTCAAGGCCATCAGAAAGACTCCCGGATCGTGGGGCTGATATGCGGGTGGCGCTTGCCGGTAAAGGCGCAGAGGCAGTGCCCCTGCACCGCGCCCAGCAGCTCGCCGCTGCCGCCATCCATATCTACGGTGGCCTGGCTGACAAGGGTGGTCTTGCCGCCCACGGTGATGTTGGCATGGCCCACCACGTTGATGGACAGCTCGCCGGAGGCGCGGTCGTATTGCACAAAGCCGCCATCGGCGAACTCGATGCGCCGCACGGTTTCCCGGTCGGCTGGGGCCGGGTGTGCATCCTGGTACACGGCGGGCAGGGCCACGCCCTGGGCGGGGTCGCCACCGGGGGCCAGCAGCATTACCTGCTCGCCGATCTCGGGAGCCCACCAGTCGCTGTCGTTGGATGACCGGCGGGTGAACCACGGTATCCAGCCGGTGAGCATGTCGCCGGACTGGACTTTTACTCTGGCGGCCGGGTAATCCGTGGCCGCGATGGTGCCGAGGCGCAAGAGGTTGTTGAGCCTGCGCTCCAGCTCCGCCAATTGGTATTGATCGTTGCTAGACATCGGGGTCCACCTTGAAATAGTCGGCCTCATGGCCGGTGCCGATGTTTGGAGTAAAGCCAAGCCACACCTCGGTGGGGAGCACGCCAACCCCATCCCAGACAGAATCGCCCAGCCTGATCTCGTGAGACCACTCAACCGACCAGGCGGTGTAGCCGATCATTTCCGGCTTGAAGTCATCCGCGCCGAGGTGGGTGATCTTGGCCGGGCCAACCTTCTGGCCGAAGCGGGAGGCCTGGTGTATCCGGTGGGCCACGGCGGCNGCCAGGTTGGCGGCTTGCAGNTGATCGTCGGCAGCCGTGCGGTCAAAAACCACCCATGCAGCGAAGCGGGCGGTGAGGGCCAACTGCCCGGTGCCGGGGTCATCATCCGGGGCCAGTTCCACCAGCTCCACGAAAAGGGCCGGGATGGTGATTTTCCGGGCCAAATGCGGCCAAGCCACACAGGTGGGTAGGGCCGGGAATGAGGCGGCCAGATCGGCTATGATGGCGTCGTGCAACGCGGTCAGCATTGTTCCCGGCTCCCTTACTTAAACCAGCCCATGGCAAACTTGAGTTCGTGCTCGAATATCTCTTCAAACTTCCTGGCCGCCGGCCCCTCATACTTGGGCAGGATTTCTTCCATCTGCTCGGCAATGGGAATGGTCATCCGCACTACAGGAAAGCGGCCTACCCGTTTTCCGCCACCAGCTGCTCGGAATTTTCGCATGTAAACTTTGGCGGTATCCCCTGAAAAAATTGCTGCTATGAACGCTCCATGAAAAATATGGCTCCGAACCCGCACCCCGGTTGGTAATTTTTTCGGATTACCGACTAGGTCTGCGGCGATGGGACGTAGGCCAATCCAGATTGTAGCGGTTACTGTTTGTCCGGTGCGGGTCAGCCCCTGATACACCCGGCGCTTGAGAGAGCGCTGTGTGATATCTGCTTTGGCCGCCAGCTCTCTTGCTAATTGGGTGAGAGCCCAGGCCCGGACCTTACGGACTGAAGACACCAGGGCCTTGTCGATATGAGCAGCAGTGGCACCCAGAGCTGTGATTACCTGGTCTACTCCTGCCCCAACCGAGATGGAGGTGGTGTACTTAGGCAGCTGGTATGGGTTTATCGGGAGGAATTTCATTGCTCTGTTGTCCTGATCTCTGTTAAGGCCTGGTGCCTGCGCAAAACGTCAAAAACTTTGTATGCAACACCAGCCAGAGCCAGGATGTATCCTGGGGCGATCCCGACGGCATCTTCTGGCAGGCAGCGGAACATGGGCCTGGTGAGGTTGCCGGAGATATGTCCCAGTCCCGCATCCTCATGCTGCTCATCGTAGAGCATGGTGAGCGGGTACGGCTCACCGGTTGCAGGAGTCACCGTCACCTCAAGGCCGAAATCGGCCAGGGCCTGGCGCTCTACCTCAAGCGGGCTGATAGCCATCAGCCCGGCTCACCGGCCAAGCGGGCGTGACGCACCTTGCATTCGCCCTGAAGTCTGGAGAGGTCTTTCTCAACAGTATTTAGTCTGGCAAAAAGTTCCGTCTGGCTCTTGTTTGTCCGCTCCAGGGTCTTCGCGGTGAACCACAAAACCAAGGACACCAGTCCGACGAACAGCCACTGCACCGCCCATTCCGGCATGGCTTAGTTCCCCTTTTTGGCTGGTTTTTTATTCCCCGCTGCTGCCGCCTTGGGCTTTGCTGCCGCCTTGGGCTTTGCTGCCGCTGCGGGCGGCGTGGCAGCTTCGGCCTTCCCGGCCCCGATGAGAATCTCCGCATCCTCGGCGGAGACCTCCTCGGGAACCAGGTGGATCGTGCCGAAACCAAGGTGGCGATGGTTGCTGTCAAAAGTGTTGTCACGCATGAAGATGGCTGTAGTCGGCATACCCTGGCTCCTTGTGGTTTATGGGCCGGTTACGCGGCCAGCTTTACCAGGATAGTGGTGTCGGCCTCGGCAGCGGCGGCGAAGGCGAAACCAGCCTTGGTATTGGCAGTGGCCACGTTGGTGATGACCTTGGCCGTGGCGTCAAAATAAACGGTGGCGCCCTGGGCAATGGCGGTGGCCGCCACCTTGGGCAGCTCCCAAACCTCTGAACAGGCCAGGTTGCCGGATGCGCCAATGGCGATGTCGCCCATGGCGACGCAAACCGTGTTTCCTGCCAGGACGATATCGCCGGAGGCGATGGCGGCTGCGGTTGCGTTGGTGTAAGGCATTGTCGCGCCGCGCTGAATATGATTCTGAGCCATGATGATGTTCTCCTTATTTCGCTTGGTTATCGCGCCGGGTTATCCCCGGCGCGGTCAGGTGCTATTACTCGCCGGGGTTGCGGAAAATGCCGACATGATCCACGATGCCAGCGCCGAAGTCGTGGCGAACCTTGATATCCAGGGCGTCGGAATTAAAGTTTACCTCTTCATCGATGTAGGGCTGTTCCTCGCCCATGAGGTAGGCGACCTCGATAACCGGGGCCTGGTTGGGGTGGGCCAGCAGATACCAGGCCTTGGCGCTGGCTGCAGAAAGCCGGGCGTCGGTGACGGGGATGAGCTTGCCTGCCCATGGGTTGGCCACGCCGCTGGACATGGACACCTCGGGCAGGGCAGCGGAGCGCAGCAGAATGTCGGCATCGGTTTCCTGCTCCAGCGGGGCCAGGACAAAGGCCGGGGAGAGATCCAGGGTGGCGCCGTTCATACCTTTCTGTTTCCGCATGATGGTGCGGCCCGAGGAAAGGGAGCCGGAGTTGACCGTGGTCTTCAGGGCCGTGGTGGTTTCGAGGTTA